TTCTCCCCTTCAGAAAATGAAGAGTAACTAAACTCATCTCTAAACCTACTCTTGATAACCTCATTAAATTCTTCGTCGAGTGTAAAATTAAAAAAGGTATCCATACTATGTAAGTACTTATTAATCAAGTTATTAAAGATTGGAATGTATTTCTTAATTATTTGTGACTTGATACCAGAGTCTTTTAATAGATTAGAGACAACAACATACTCATCTAAAGTCTGTCTTACTTGTCCACAATCATGTTGTGTCTTATCTAAGTCAGATAATAATTCATCTAAAATTTTCTTCTCCTTATCAATGTTAGGAGTACTCTCCAACTTGGTTAATGACTTTTGAATATTAACATTTTCTTTTTCTAAACGAATTACTTCACCAGAAAGTTCTTGTACTTCTCTGGTAACACTATCTAATTTATCAATTATATCTACAATATCATCAATGGATTTCTTTGTCTGTGTTTGTATCCTTGTTAGATTTACACCTTTATCCTGCAACACAGCCATACGACTAGTCTTAAAGTCTTCACCAATTACCTGAGTACAAGTAGGACATTCATCATTTGCTTCCAAGAACTTAAACTCTTTAGTAACTTTCTTAAGTTCTGCTCTTGTATCTGCCTGTTCATCTCTAAGATTATTAAGAATTTCTGTATGTTCTTCCAATGCTTCTGTATCAATCTTAAGCATTTCTAAAGATTTAGTATTCTTATCTATGATGGATTTATTCTCATCATACTTATCTTGCTTTTCTTTCTGTCTTGTCTCATTAACTTCCTTTAAAGAAGCAATAAGTTTCTTCTGACCACTTACTTTTTCTTGTGATAAATTTAATAATACCTCACACTCTTTTACTCTACTATGTACTGCTCTCATTCTATCCTTGAGCAGTAGATTCATGTTTGAGAAGATCTGGATATCCAATAGATCTTCGATAACTTCTCTCCTGACACTTGCTCCAAGTTGCATGAATGGGACAAAAGTGGATGATCCGAGGATGACAACTTGTGTAAAGGACTTAAAATTAAGTTTGAGGACTGACTGTTCGAGATACTTTTGGGTGTCCTTTGTGGCAGCCTCTTGGTCAACCATCTTGTTATTTTTGTAAACCTCAAACGTATTGGGTTTAATACCTCTGAAAACTCTGTAATCATCTTTCGCTATACTAAAACATACTTCAACCTTAAGTCCTTTCTCATTAATACTATTAACAAGTTGAGACTTTTTAATCTTACGAAATGGTTTATTAAACAAAGCAAAGCACAGGGCATCCAACATAGTGGACTTCCCTGCACCGTTATCTCCTATAATTAAAGTGGACATAGAATCATTCAATCCTATTTCAGTCCACTGATCACCAGTGGAAAGAAAATTTTTCCACCGAATCGATTCAAATACAATCATAAAGGAGGGACAATTAGATCATCTTTGCTAACAATAGAATACTCATAACCAAATTTCTCACAATTAATTGCAATTGCTTCAGTATCAATCTCCATTAGATCCATCTGTTTCTTATGATCTGCTGCTTCTAAAAGATTCATATATCTAACAGCATCATCTTTCTGTTCAAAGCAATTGACATTCTTCTTGTCATTAGCATTGTTAACAGCATAGACACCACCGCCTGATTTGTCGATTAGAATAAACATTACAGTTCAGATGCTTCCGTGTACAGAGATCGCATAACTTTCTTGATGTTAGGCTTACTTACCTTTAGATCTATCTCATCTATGTAGTTGTCTAATAGAGTCATAGTGTCTTCGGTTTCCAATACCGAACTACCACTCTCCAGTTCTACACTGAGATCTTCAATAATCTTAAGATCTGCAAGACCTATATCCTGAAGTTGTTTAACTGCATAATCAAATTTAGCATAGTCACCCTTGTCTTCTACAATGAGTTTGACAAAGGTTCCCTTGAGGTCATTTTCGTCTGGTAAAGCAACCCCATCATTATAGTACAACTTATGGAAAGTGTCAAAGGGGTTTCTATAAAATGTTGTCTTGAGAGTTTCTGTATCAAATACATGGAACCCTCTCTTAGTACCATAGTCATTCCAATATAACTGATAAGGATTACCAAGATAGTATATGTTATCAGTATTAGACTTCTGATGATAGTGTCCTGAAAATACCTTTTTAAATTTATTAAATGGAGATACCTCCATACCAGCATCCATCACATGACCAGGATGAGCTTCAAAGCCATTAAGCTCAAGATGGCCCATACAGACAGGAGCAGAACTTTCTGAGATGCTTCTGAAGGTTCTGTCATGGTTGTCATCACATATCCAAGGAAGAAGTAAAATGTCACAACTACCAAAGTTACGGGTAGTAGGCTCTTCAATGATATCAATGTTGTCGTATTCTCCCAATAATTCTGTTGGGGAATTAATCCTGAGAGTATTTTTATAGTAGATATCATGGTTGCCTATTAACATAGTCATGTGACAACCCAACTCTTTTACAGGGTCAAACCACATTTCCTTTGCCTCATCAAGAGACATGAAATTAACATACCGTCTCCTATCAAAGGTATCCCCTAGATTTATAATGGTCTTAATCTTTGATGCCTTTAGAAAAGGTACTACTATCTCACCATAAAACTTTTTGTAATGAGAAATAAAATGCTGATTATCATTCCTCACACCGAAGTGTTGATCTGTTATCAGTAATATCTTCATGACAGATCATCAATAGTATACAACGAATATAATTCTACTTCTTCATCATACCATGTAAATGGTTCATACTCTTTCCTATCTACAATAGTAACAACTCTATCTACCTCATATCCTGCTTCACGTAACTTTGCTACCGCCTTAAGAGATGATCCACCAGTAGTAACAACGTCCTCTAGTACTGTAACTTTAGTACCTTCTGGATGCACTGGACCTTCTATCCATGCACCAGTACCATGACCTTTAGGTTCCTTACGAATAATTAATCCGTCAAGACTTCCTTTCATAGCAACACCTGCTACTAAGGGATCTGCACCAAGAGTAAGACCTGCCACTACAGGGGTATCAACATACTTCAATAGCATTGTAGCAGTAAGTTCTAATCCATAACCATTCAGTATGACAGGTTTGCAATTGACATAGTGCTGGCTAGTCTTACCTGAAGACAATTTATACTCACCCTTACGGTAAGCTCTCTCTTTTATCAGTGTTAGTAAGGATTCTTTAACGCTTGGCATTCATCTCAACGCGATTTTTAATCTGATTATAATCGGAAGATGAGTCACCGTCAACCGAGAAGACATGATCGTATCCCGACTTCTCTAAAATTTTATCCTTTATATCCATCTGACGTTTCTCTTTAGCAATACGTCTTAAGAATGCATAGTAAACTATCTGAGTAAAATAAGCAAAGGGATTCTTAGATTTCTCAGGATCGAAGTTATCTATGTACTGTATACAATTCTCTATACCATCACAAACCATATCATCCTTATACATGTAGTTGATAAAGTTTGGTCTATATGATAAGTGTGTTGCTATTTTTAAAAAACATCCACCAATGTAATTATTAACTCTTGGCTTAGGTAATCCTTGCTCTTCAGCAATCTTTACCTTTTCTTTATATTTTATAATAGCAGCAAGAAAGTCAGCGTTATTAACGTAATGTTGCTTCTTCTTAGGTGCAGTTTTTTTCATTATTTACATTCCCTTTGCTTCATTATTATATCAGGGCTTGACACGTTTGTCAATTTCCTGTACACTAACCGTGTAAGGGTTCAGGGGAACATTATAAGTTAAATAGTTTTTCAAACTTAGCTCGTGCCTCATCAATTTTTCCAAGATATCCTTTAGCATTTTGAATGCTGGATCTCTTACGTGTTATTCTTTCCTTTTTTGCTTCATTGTTTTCATCCTTCTCATTAGCGAGATAAGTTTCATACATTAATACAACCTCTTTACTCATAGAGGCGACGGCAACGATATCTTTTTCACGAATAATATAAAATTCTTCATCAGATAATTGCATCCAGCGATGGAATCCCATTCCACGCATCATTTTTCCTTCAGAAATTTGTTTTTCTATTACTTGTATTACAACAGGATCACTTATGAAACATAGAGTTTCATTATTTTCATCTGTTAATACAGCTTTACCAAGTATCTCTTCTCCATTAAGAAGTTTGAAAACTCCATAAAACTCTTCATCGTGTTTAGCGTAATTAATTGCCATTTGATTTTACTTTTACATCTATGATTTCATAATTAAATTTTTCATCTCTGTAAATCTTGAGTCTTTCAAAGAGATGTAGAAGGGTATAGTTCTTTCCATTATCTCTACTAATATCGTCAGCTATATCATATAATGTTGCTTCTACTTTTCCCCTACCTCTACGGAGAACCCTTCCAATGGATTGGAGATTACGGATTCTGGACTTGGAGGGACTGGCGAAGATGACGTTGTGCAACCGTTTAATGTTAATCCCAGTACTGAAAGTGCCATAACTGGCAACAATAATTTGATCATCTTCATTTTCAACTAAGCTCCGTATGTGTTCTCGGTCATCGACATCCACTCCACCATAAACAAGATGTACTGGTTTGTCCGTATGACTATTTATCAACTCATACAAAGGCAGACCGTGCTTCTCTACATAGTTAAAGAGGACAAGAGTATTACCTTTGAGATCACATGCTAAATTACGAATGAATTTATTTCGTTGTTCATGCTCACAAAGATATTCTATCTCATCTTGATAACCATCAAATATTTGTTCATCATGCTTAAGCACAATAACTTTGACTTTAAGATGAGCAACATGTCCTTGCTTCATCAGTTGATGAGTCTTAGTTACTTGAGAGCATCTACCAAAGACACCTTCAAGTACAAGTTGATTAACATTAGCACCATCTAGTGTTCCAGTAAAACCGTATCGGTATTTACAACCATGCAACTTATGCATAATCGTAGTGAGAGATTTAGCTTTGAATTGATGAGCCTCATCACCTATGATAACATCAAACTGTTCAAACCATTTACGAGGTTGTTTATAAATTGACTGCCAAGTTGAAATGGTTACATAACGATTATTGTTCTTTGATTCACCTGCATAAATTTTATAGCAGAATACATCTACTTTCCATCCATAATCAGCAAAGTCTTTATACATTTGCTCTACAAGGGATGTAGTAGGAACTACAATCAAAACTCTTCTATTAACATTAACATGAAAACGTACCAATGAATATATCATCAAGGATTTCCCACTGGCAGTTGGCGACAATAGGAGTCGTCTGTTGTATCGTAGGCACTCGTATATTGCTGAATATTGATAGTCGCGAACCTTTACTGGAAGACGTAAAGACTTTACAAACCCAGCCACTGACTGAGGAGTTATCAGACGATTTTCCTCTTTGGGATGACCGAAATTTTCCGACTCCTGAAATTGATAACTATATCCCTTCTCCTTTGCCCATTCCGTTAGATACGAAACTAGACCACAATATATCTCTCCAGTAGCAGGTGAATAGAGGTGGACTTTACCATCCCATCCTCTATACCTATTTTTTCTCTGCATATATTTTGCAGACTCAACTTCAAATGAAAAATATTCTGCTGCTTCTCTATGCAGGTGGGGTTCTGCTTCAACCTTTAGATAGACTTCGTTCTTTTTCTTGATCGACAAGTCCATCGTTACATACCTGCTTGAAATTTCTCCCACTCAATAGCGTTTTTAATTTGAAAGTTACGACTGTTTATCTGTCGTAAAACACCATCAAGAAAGAATAGTACTTGGTCTATATAGTCAATCTTGTACTGAAGTTTTCTGATATCATCATCTGCATCGATAAACATATTAACTTCTTCTTTGGTAGTTAATTTAAAATCAAAAGGCACCTCACGATACACTGTCGCAGGTGCCTTTCCTTTATAATATATCCATTTATCTTTAATCAATCTTCTCATCTCACCTTCTCTTTCTTTCTTCATTAAAGAAAAGGTATTATAAAACTCCATCCATCTCTGATGGAGTTGGGGTATTATTATAGATGCATTACCATATTGATCAGTATCTATTTGGCAATCAGTCTTCCACTTTTCCTGAAGAGTTTCCAGATTCATAACTATCTTGCTTCTTATAAAATTCACTTAGACTGGATTGACAGTCTGGAGGTTCAGGATCCTTGATCCCCTTCATCTTTTTCCACTGTCCGTGCATTGCTCCGAGGATCCAACTTTGGGACAGAGATTTTGGTCCCTCCTTCAAAAGCTGGATTTGAAATTTGGATAGACCAGCCTTCATCTCCAAATACTCCTCTCTCCATGATGTGTCTATGGTTTGTTCTGTCATTATTCTCCCAGTCTTGTACGATATTAGCTGCTTGAAGGTCAACCTCCCTCATGGTATTCTGTATTTTAGCATCAATCCAGATTTTTTTCAACCATTCTATGAGTCCTTGTGCCAGAAAATTTATTGGCATAGGTTGTTTCTTTGCCCATCGTTCGAGCTTCAAATACCAAGTATCCTCTCCACCCCAATGATGTTCAAACTCAAATTTCATCGCTTGGTTTGACTATTGACATCTCTGACTTCGTATAGCATATACTCAAAAGTTGCATTGGCAGTAAAGTATTCATTATCTGAACCAGTAACGTCAAAAGGTACTGTAGATAAAGATACAGGAAATAAATTCTTAAATAAAACATCAAAATTTACAATATTATTATTATTCAATACCTGTAGTGTAGCATCAGAGAATCTACCTTCTCTTCTATCACCCCAATCCCTCT